CTGTCCGCTCGCTCCCGACCCGGCGCCGGGGATGCTTCCATCCTTTCGTTCGTGAACAGCACGCTGTGTTCGTCGAACCCGATTTTCTCTGCTCCTGTTTTGTCGTTCCTCGCCTTCAGCACGTACGCTAGCGCTAACTGCTTGTATTCCGGCTCCATCCCGTGCAGGAAATACTCGCGCATCACCCAGAGGATGTTGTGAGCCGTATTGGCTACTGAGCTTGACCCGAAAATCTGCTCGACTCGCGGCGGCCGGCGTCCACGCGCCACGTCCTCGTCCACTTTTCGCGGCTGACAAAGCAATACGAAGCAGATATTCAGGCGTTTGCACAGCGCCAGTGCTTCGGCCATAAACTCTGCCTGGGCCCGGAACTCGTCATCGCGCATCTTGAGTCCCGCCCGAATCACCAACTGGTCATAATCCACAATCACGTAATCCAGCCCGGTGGATCGGTGCGTCAATTCGCACATCGACCACACCCGGGCCGGCCTAACGTCTCTGTCCACAACAAGAATTCGGCGCGTGCGCTCTTTCAACGCGGCACTCGTAAGATCACTGATTACGCTGTCTGGGTGCCTGATAATCTCAGGACGCCGAAGAAGATAAAGGGGTAGGTTTGCCGTGTGCGCCAGCTCGCGTTTCGCCAGAGCCTCCTTGCTCATTTCCGCGCTAAAAACCAACCCCTTGTAACCCGCGTTGTCGGCGTTAATTGCGCCTTGCATCGCGAGCAAACTCTTTCCATGGGAAGTCATTCCCACGAGTAAATTCAAATCCTGGCGCCGCCACCCTCCCGTCAAATCGTCGATTTTCTGAATTCCAAATTTCCAACGCATCACACTACCGGGAAATCGGATGGCCTCCACGACTTCGTTCATCGCGGAATTGATTGACTCCTCCCATGTGCTTGGCATCGATGCAGTGCCGTCTTGGCTCATCAGCGAGAGGAACGCGCCAGCACCGTCCTGCAGGAGCTTCCCAGCGTCTTCCTTCCCCTCAAAAGCCGCTTCCTCCAGCGTTGCGCATGCTGTAATTACTGCTCTGCGGCGGGTGTGTTCCTTCACAATTCGCGCATGATGCGGAAGATTGCCGATCTTCGCCACGCCTTCGGAAAGGGATGCGATGTACGGGCCCCCGCCAGCATCCTCGAGCTTCCCCTGCCGCCCCAAAAAATCGAGAAGGGAAACCATGTCCACCGGCTTCCCCTCAGCGACAAGCGCCTGGCTAGCTGCAAAAATTAGTCGATTCTGGTAGAGGTAAAAATCTTCGCGAGTCACATAATTGGCCGCCTCCAATACGGCTTTCTTGTCGAGCAACCCCGCAGCCAATATCGCCCGCTCGGCATCCGAGCTGTACGGCATCGGCCGTTCCGAAATCGCCTTCGTCATCGCATCAACTCCTCGGGTATCCCGCACGCGCCGCCGATACGACCGGCTGGGTCCTCGGATTCATCCGTCGGAGGGTTAAGTGTCCCGTTCTTTTTGGCCAAAATCAGATCCTCGGCTTCGTCGAAAAGAAAATTCCGGTCAGCAAATTTGTTCTTGTAAAGGCTTCCCTTTCCGTGGAGGCTCACATATGCATTGATTGCGTCTAGTACCTCGGTCTCGCTGAATTTGCGGCAGAGTTCCGTGTATTTTTGAACTGCGGTATCAAAAGGTTTAGGTTTGGTGGCCCTTCCAAGCGCATCACGAAAACAGGTTTGGAAGTTTGAGAATCGTCCGTCATGATGTACGTGGCTTCCTACTTCTCCTTCTCCTTCTCCTTTAACTTCAACTTCTAAGGGACGTTTCGTTTCCTCTTCGTACCGCATCGGAACAGCTCGTTCCGGCTCGGTCCGTTCTCGTACGCATTTGTCGCGTCTCTCTCCGTTCTCGGTAAATGCCGGTCCAAGTTCGGACGGGTGCACTGGATAAGCCACATCGGCGGCCAAATCCTTCCTCAAACTTTGGTGTTTATCGAAATCGGTCAGATGAAGATATTGGCGCCCATCGGCCTCATAGACCGAAATCAAACCAACCTTGGTAAGGTCCTTGAGCGCCTTTTCGGTCGACTGCTGAGTTGATCCTTCCTTTTCGGAAACGCAGTTCGCGTAAACTCGGAGTGCGTCCCTGTAATAGTTTCCGTTATCATCCACCCTGGTAATCAGCCGAAACCAAAGCTCACCGGCTTCGAATGACACCTTGTTCAACTTCTGCGATTCGCATACACGGTCGTGGATCATGCGTTTTCCCGCCACAGCGGCCCCCTCAGTTCCCCTACTACTTCAACTTCCCGAAATGTGCGACCACACGAAAAGCTTCCGCAACGTCGCTAGCAAACTCCGCGGCAATGCCGTCTATTTCGGTCTGGACTTCAATCGGAAGTTTCTGAGATATCGGCTGTAGACGCCGGATGAGGGAATCGTAAATCTTGTCGCTTACACTCTTCTTTGCTGGTGCAGCGAGCGGGCTGGGCATCGCTTACCTCCTCAGTATTAAAAAGGGTGGGCTCGTGAACTGTGAAAACATGCCGTGCAGACCGGTCCCACCCATACCGGATTCGGCAGTTGGAGTGAATGAAACAGCGCGAATGCATCAGAACGGAATATCGTCGGCCGCTGTGGCGGGCACAACTTCGGGCTCCGTCTTCAATCCAGGCACGAACGGCACGTTCTCCGCCGGCTGCACTTGATCCGCGAATGGAGCTTCTGTAATGGCGCGAACTGCGGCATCATTTTCGGCTTTCGCAAATTTCTCGACTTCTGCCGCTCTTTGGTTGTCTCGTTCTAGGCTGATTAGCTGGTGGCAAGCGCTCTTCGCTGAACCTGCCAAACTGCAAATTTTGTTGATCTCGACGAGTACAAGGTCTGATTTCTTTTCGCCAAGAAGTTCCTGTGCCGATCGCACTGCGTCCCAAATGCGGTAAAGTTGATGATTCGTGATGTCTGCCGCCCCTCGGACAGCGCGTTCACGCCCATATTTCGTAACTATGTGATCTGCCATTTTCCCCTTTCTAAACTTTAGATTTTTCGCCCGACTGCCTTTCGTTCCACCACTGCCGAGCTTCCCGTTCCGACCATCCGATCTTCTCGACGAGATACTCGACAAACTCTTGTTCCGTGATCTCGGGCGGCTGCCCGTTCCTTGCTTTGGCGGCCGCCCGCTCAACCTCGGTTTGCTTCCGAATCTCCACTTACGCCTTTGCTACCTCTTGCACCGCTGGCCCGACTGCCTTGATAAACGTCACCCGTTCTTGCGTGTACGCCTTTCGGGTTACGGTGGATTCCTTAATCGGAATCCGCTTGATGGCCGCCACCCATTCGCCGTACACAACATTCGTTCCACCATCTGCGCAAAGGGCCTTCACTTCAGCCTTCACCTCGTCGTCCAGGTCCTCGAACTCTTTTGCCAGTGGCTTCAATTCCGTCAGGCGATCCGTCTTCTGCGCCAATTCCGCAGCCATCTCGTCCGTCAAAATGTGCGCCGCGATACCGAAATTCAATTCAGGCAGGCATACGTTGAAAAATTCGCACTCGCCACACAGATCCGGAGCGCTGATCTTCATGTCCTCGTCGGGCATCTGGCCGATTTGCACGAGCCGGTTAACCTTCTCAGCTTTCTTCAGCATCACTTCGGCGCGCTGCAGCTCGTCATCGCCTAAAGTGAATTCCAGAATCTTCACTTGGCCAGTTGATTTGTTTTTGAGGATCATCCAGTAGCGCCCGACGCCTTGCAGGACCATGTATAGAGAAACCTGCGCGTACCACTTTTGGACGAATGACCATTTGTGAGTTTTCAGGTCATCGACGGAATTGATACTGTCGTAAGTGAACGGCGAGCAGGACTTGATTTCGGCATGTACCCCATGACGCACGCCGTTCTTTTTGATCGTCAAATCCTGCCGCCCGGTAATCTGGTACTTCGGCCACGCCATCTGCCCTTCTGCGCCCTCCACGTCGTAGCCCATGGCGAATAGGTCGCGCTTGATGGCCCGCGCCTGGTCGTCGCCCTCGGCGAAAATCATCCCAAGCGATTCTTTGAGCGCACGACGATCCCTTGGAGCGACCGTACGGTTGTAGACTGCATACGCCTCACACTCGTGTCCCAACGTCGTCACCCAATTCGACGTCGCCATTGATGTTCGCTCGCGACCCTTCTTGAGCGCTTTGTACTCTTCAACGAGCCTGCCCGGACTCAGTTGTTCCTCAATTAAGGTTTCCATGTCTTTTCTCCTTTCAATATGGAATATCTTCATCCGTGGCTTGGTAACCGGAACCGGGTCGCCTTATGGGCTCGCCTGTTGCCTCCCATTCCCATCGCCCGATGCGTAGGGCGCCCACTATCGAATGCAGTGGTCGATCTCCTGGCTTCGTCTGAATTGTGAATTCGCAAAACTGCCCCTTGGCCTCTTTAATCAACCAAAAGGTTTTTTCTGGACCTTCGGCTGTCTCAATATCGTGATTCGCGAAACAGTAGAGAAAATGTCCGTTCTGGACGACTTCGAGGAATGGCGTGCCGCCTCCCTTGCCATTCTTTGCCTTGGTAGATTTCTCGCGAACTTCGGAAACGATGCCTTTGCCTATGGGAAGACTTGGAGATTGCGCGCTTGCGGGCATTGGCGCACCAGAGGGGATATTTGCTTTGGGCGGTCCGGAGGGGGAAGACGCGGCAGCGCTAGTTTCCTGGGGCCGCGCTGCCGCGCCGGCGGGTTGTGGTGCGGGCTTTTGGCTGGCGCCTTGCGAGGGTTTGTTGTCGTTGAATTTTACAGTTGCGCCAGCATTCTCAAATTTGAATCCGACTGCCTCAAGCTCTTTCTTTGACGGCTTTAGGCCAGCGTCCTCGACAACGTGGTTCCAGAGGTTTGTGATCGCAGCCTGTTTGATCGAGGGGATATCCACCTCGGAAAGTGGGAGATAGTAGTCAGTCTTCGTCCAACGCGTGCGCTTATTGCCTTGACACGCGGCTTTGCAGAAAGGTGCGTTTTTATCTTGGTTCTCAACCTTACGCCACTCAATGTCAGCCCCGCAGTGCTCGCAAGCGTACTTGCTACGTTTCGCGTAAAAATCGTCATACGTCGACCGGTTACCCATCGCTCGAAAGGCTTGCATCCCTCGAATCCACGTAGCCCAAACCTCGAAATCAATGTAGGGGCCATCCACTCCATCGTATTTCTTCTCCTGAATTCCGCTATCCGGCTGCACCGTAATTCCAGCCCAGGAGAGAACCTGCTTACAGGCATGCTTAGTAAGGTGAATGGTTTGTTTGTCGCCTTCGCCATACAGCGCGACGTCCGAAGGATCCAAGTGCACGGCGATTAACTTTACGATTCCCTTCCGGAACGCAATCTGCTTCTCTGCTGCTGCGAGCATCTGGTCGACGGTCTGATCAGCCACCAGAAGCGTTGCCTGCGGCGCCGCGGCGATAACTGCTTGCGGTTCCGGCCCATGCCCGTTCACCTTTCCTTCTGTCACTTCGCCCATAACTGCTCTCCTTTACGCTTTCGCGAGTCGCCCGTTTTTCACGCAGTACCAAACGTCAGCCTTGATGCCCTTTTCGCCAATGTGCCCGACCAAAATTCGCGGGTGATTCTTTTTGTTTAGATAAGCCAATGCGAAACACCCGTTTTCGCCAGCCCTTGCCTGACCACCGATTCCGGCGACCATGGCAATTCCGTCTTTGCCTTTTACTTCCGCCGTGGAGGAGTAACCGCTGCTCGCTGCCGTGGAGTAGTCCCCGCTGCTCGCTGCCTTGGAGTAGTCCCCGCTGCTCGCTGCCTTGGAGTAGTCCCCGCTGCTCGCTGCCTTGGAGTAGTTCCCGCTGCTCGCTGCCGTGGAGTAGTTCCCGCTGCTCG